ACACCACGAGCCAAAGCTTCGAGACGATCCTTCATTGCCGATCGCAGAAGAGCGCCGGTGTCAAACTCGACGTATTCGTCAGGCTGCCCCTTGAGAGCGAACAGCAGGCCAAACGCCTCCTCGATGTGGTTCAAGGCAAAGCCAAGGCCGGTAGCGATCCAGAACTGCATCAAGGCTTCGGTCGATCCAAAGCTTTGGTGGCCCTGACCGGTCACCCCGAGGACTTGCATCGGAATGCGAAATACCAATGCAATGTGCTGCTCGGATATCTGCAGCATCTCGGCAAGCTGAGCGTCTTTGGCGCCAACCGACCAAGGCTGCACTTTCAACCCCGCAGTTAAGATCGGCGAGCCACCCGCGGCCAATCCCTTCGACTGCTCATTCCAACGGTCTCGGAGCGCCTGCACCTGATCCTTGTCGAGCACCAGGTCGGTCTGCAGAACCGCCGAGGGCCGCGCATTGTTGAGGTAAAAATTCATCTGCTGCGAACTGATCGCGCTGGAGACGCCAACGTCTTCTAGCGCAGCGACGAGCGGCGTCTGGCCCCACAACGGGAACGGATAGCGTCGCGTCCGATCCGCATGGAGCCTGATGTGGAGCACATCGCGCTGCGGAACCACGAGCGGCTGATTGTCGAGACGCCGCTCAATGATTTGATTTCCGTAGAGCCGATAGAACACATCACCGTCGACCGAGAGCTGCGGACGCGAGAGCATCGAGTCCATCAGGTGCAGCTCGTTGATCTCATAACGATCATTTCGCAGCGCCAGCGCGTAGGCATTGCCCTCCTGATAGAGCTGCCGCGTGGCGTTCAACATAAAATCCGAGATGCTCTGATAATCGTTCGGCTGCTTGAGCACACGCGATAGAGAAGAGGTCGTAACGCGATCACGACCTCCCTTGTCGTTGAGCTTCCAGTGCGCGCCGGGGCACATGGCGACGGTCTGGCTGTAGGCTCCGATACAAGCCTCGACCATCGCCGTGCTGCTGCCGAACGGGGTGACATTGAGACCAGTCTGCCACCAGTTGGTAGGAACGCCATCCGGCAGCCAGCCGCCGCTGTAAGGCAGCATATATGGACCCGGACGGGTCGAACCTTCGACGGCGCGAAGCACAGTCCGCAGCGTGCGACTTACGAGATCGCGCGCGCCCATTCATCCAGCCTAACTCGTATGATGGGGAGTCGGGCCAGGAGCGGGACGTGCCTGAGTTTGGCGCGTCTGATAGCCTGCCGTCGGTTTTTCCGCCTCAAGGTGCCTGGTAGCGTTGACGTTGGGGTCGAGCGCAGAACCGTCGGCCTCGTGCTCGGTGATATGAGCGCCGAGAGCGGCAAGGTCATTCTCCTCCTGGGTCGGAGTAGGTTTGCCCTTCGTACGCTCGGCGAATTCCTGCCTAGACTTCTCCGAGGCCTTTTGATCTTCGGCGAATCGCTTCTTTGCCGCCTCGACCGAGGGATTGTTGTCTGCCATGGCTTATCTCCTTACGACCATGTAACATTTTGCACCCAAGCTATAGTTCCGGCGCGCCTTTGAAGCCAGTTCAAGGGCATCACCATTCTTAATGCGAGAGAATCGGTCTGAAATAGCGACTTCTGCGGTGCCGCGACCACCGCAGGAGAGCCCGCGACCAAATCAAGCGGGGTCGTATCTTCGAGATGCAGCGTCGCCTGGTCGCTGATCTCCAGCCTAGGTGCTTCACCGCCGACCACGACAAAGTCCGCGGCGTCTATCATGATCACGGTTTTCGACGGCACGGTCGTTGACTCGATAAACGGCACCGTGGCCAATGTCCCACCTCGAATCTCGTCACGGAACGGGAAAATGCCGGTATTCGGCGCGCTCGACAAAGCCGCCGACAGCACATCGCCCGGATTCATCAGGAACACAGGAGCACGAACATTTCCATACGTCCCGCTGATCAGCGCCTGCTCGAGTTGCTTAATGTCACCAATAAGAGCGGCGAGACCACCGCCTGCCGTCGCGGTCAAAGCCGCAACTCCATTCAATAGCCCGGCCGGCCGGATCGTGGTTGCCGCGTTGGCATCGAGCAGCACGCTATCGATCGCCTGCGTGGTATCTACCTGGATTGCCTCACGAATAAGTCCCTCGATCGCGGGCGTGGAATGGTCCCCCATCTCCCGAGTCCAGCTCGAAATCACGGCAACCTTTTTCGGCGTCAGCGTCTGAGTTGTGAACGCCCCCTGCCGAACAGGGATCGCCATACCTTCACCGACGAACGACCCGGCGATCGTCGGGGTACGAGAGCGAGTAGGAATGATGATGCGACCAAAAGCTCCAAAGCTGAGGCTCATTCCCCTGCCTGCAAGCTTAGCCAAGATCGCATTCGGCATAAGCAAGCTCATGAAATCCGTAAATTCCGGACGAACAAGCTCGGCTGCCCATCCGGTCACCGTCGTCATTGCCGGCGCGGACGCGGCACGCAACAGCACCCCCATGGCGTCGCGCATATCCTCATCGTCGCCATAGTTATTGATGCGAATTTCGTCGATCAGCTTTCCGGTATTTCTCGCACGATAGAGAATCGCGCCGGCGCGCGCGACATAGTCGAGAAGCGAGAGGTCCTTTTTCTCGCGCGGCCGCATCGGCACAAACGCCGTATGGGCCTTCGCCTCGTTGGTGGCGAGCACCAGAGCGCGACCACCCTTATAAGCGTCACTGCCATTGTCGGCAGTCTTTCCGAGGACTTTCTCGGAATCGACGAGAACATTCCGCGTATCCTCGAGTTGCTTGATCTTCGCATTGAGATCACGCGTCACTTGCATAACGGCATCGCTGACGTTCGTCTCGTCCATGTTTTCGAGATGCGCAGCCAGTTCGTCCCTCTTCTCGACGAGCTGGGTTTCGAGGTCTTTGATTCTCTGAGAAAGCGACATCGCCTTCCCCTTTCCAGATTGAGGTATTTCGGCGTGCTTGCCGGTAAACTCACGCACTTTGACCCGATCTCTTTTGCCGTGCTTGGCGAAGACAAGATCAATAGTGGGCGAGGAAATCTTCAGAGACTTGGCCGCAGCCACGGCATTGGCGTTCGCCGGGATGCTCACCAACGAGCATTCGACAAGCTCCTGCCTGATGAACCGCATGCCTCTGTAAGGATGACTCTTGTCGATAGGCTCGGACTCGATATCGCGGAAGCCTACCGAAACTGCGCGAAGGATGCCGGCGTCGATCAGAGCTCTTAGCTCGTCGATGCGCGGAATAATTCCCTTCGGAGCCAACGTCAGCTTGCCGCGAAGCGTCTTGTCCTGCACGCGGATATTATCCCACGTGCCGATCGGCAGGTCCGAACGATGGCCCCATAAGGCGATCGGGTTCTTCCTGAAGCTCTCCAGATCCCAGCCGTCAGCCGAAATGATATCCCCCATGCGGTCGACGCTCTCGTCCGACAGGACGAACTCCATCCCGTGAACTACATCGCTGTGCGTCTTATGTTTGACGCCGCGAGCGCTGCGATCCTCCCATGCCATCTGGCAGGCGTCGGAGGCCTCATCCTCGTCCGCGCCGCCATCCAAGAGCTCGTCCGTGCAGCGATCCATAAAATCTTCCTGGCTCTCGTCATCGTCCGGCTCGGGAATGTCGTCTTGTTTAATTGCCATCGTCGAACCTCCGAAGCTCTACGTCGTACCAGGGCGCGAGCCATCGCCAACTGTGCCAGTCGCGCAGCAAGCCAGTGACGTGCGGATGTCCGATGGCACCCGCGAGGTGCAATGCCGCCGTGTCGATAGAAACGATCTCATCCATCGTCATCATCACCTCGGCGCAATGTCCGAAGTCCTCGAAATCATATGTCACGACGCCGAGAGCGCGTGCTTCTTCGCCGCCCTGGATCTGGACGCTATGGATTTCTGCGTCACCCAGGTCCGAAACCAGCCTCGCGAGAGGGATCTCCCGATGATAACCGCCGTTCGCAACGTCAGGATTTCCGGTCGACCACGCAACACCAATTCTAGGACGATCATTATCGAACGGCCGCACGCGGCCCACTGAAGGTCTCAAGTACGGGGCCGGCAACCCGCCAATATCGTCAGGCGTCACCCGAAGAAGCCCAAGCAGATGAAGCATGGGGCAAAAGTAATCGGCAAACGCAATACGAGAAACGACCGGGGCAACCTGCGCCGCCAATGATTCCAGAGCAGGCGGCATCAGCAACGTAACTTCGGCGCCACGCTGCTTCAGCTCTTCGACGTAGCGAAACGTCATTAACGTATCGCCGAAGCCATGGGCGTGGATCAGCAAGAGATGCTTGCCTGCTATCGGCTCGCCGCGCCATTGCTTAAGGCCGGCGTTGAGAGCCTCGCACACCGAGGGGCGCATGAGCGCAGGGGCAAGCTCGCATTCCTGGTATTCTTCAAAACCTTCCGACCATCGCCCAAGAGCCAACAGCGTCATCGCCCTGTTGTGACGCGCGAAGAGCGTCGGTGCGATTGCGAGAGCGGCATCCCACTCGCCCAACGCCTCAAGATGGCGGTTGGAGCGAGTGCAAACGGTCGCCGCATCATGTCGTCGCAGATACTCGTCAATTGATGCAGGCTTAACGCCGTTCTCAGGCTGCGCCAAACGAGCCACAACAGAGCCACCTCGCGCCATAACGACGTCGCCGCTGGGGATCCCGTTCCGACTGCGCACCTCGAGGATTTCCCCCTTCGCCGTAAGGCCACGCCATCCATACGGCATGTCTTCCCGCGCGATCAGCGGATCACAGGGAAGGTCATCGAGAAACGAAATGCGATTCATCCAAACCGAAACCGCGGCACGCCTTGAAGGTTCTAGCGCCAAGCTGGTGTCAACCACGCCACCGCACGCGCATCGCGCACCGCCCAGGTGACGGGCCACCGCATCTTCAGCGCAATGGAATCCGTCTGAAACAAGCTTCTGGCCGGAGCCGCAGGCGCGCCTCCATTCACGATTGCGAGCGGGGTATCGTTCATATGAAGCTCGCCTGCGTTAGCGGTCTCGATCACCGGATTAGGAGAGAGCGCCGCGACAACGCCGTCGGCTGCAACGCACATGAGATCATTCCCCATGGCATTTGAGCCAAGGGCAATCACGTTGGCCTCGTCGAGCACAGTGTTGGCCTGCAACAGGAATCGCATAATCATCTGGGTTGTAAGGCCGGGATTGCCGATGAACACATAAGGCCCGGCCCCACCGACGACAGACGTCGCGTTGATCAATGCCGAAACATCGGAATAAAATGCCTGCGAAAGATCGGTAGCAGTGCTCGCCGTCAATGCCGCGATGCCATTGCGAAGACCCGCGGGCGCAGCCGCACTTGACGCAGCAGTACCAAACAGCACCGCATCGAGCGCTGCAGCGGCCGCCCGCATCAGCACATCGCCGATGAGCCGTTCGGCGTTCGAGCTTTCCAACATCTCACGAGTCAGAACACCAATTGCCGCCAGCTTATAGGGCTGCAATAGCGCAGCACTCGAGGCAAGCTGCCGCACGGGTATAGGATTGCCCTCGGCGACAAAACCCGCATTGCCTGCACCCGCAACAAAGCCTGGCACGCTGATCAGCCCATTCCCGTCCCAGGTGAGAACAAGGCACTGGCGCAGAAACTGCGCACACGCCGCGAGCGGCCCAAGCGCTCCTGGTGCATCCTCGACGACCTTGTGCGCCAGCTCGGCAGCCCAACCGGTCACACTGGTCATTGCGGGCGCCGACGCTGCGCGGAGAACAGTCGCGTCGGTCGGCCACAGGCGACCCGCCACTTCTGCCGGGCTTCTGTGCGTCACCGACGCAATCGCACGCGCCGTCACGATCCGCATGAAGCTGTTGCCGGGAGGGAATGACAGCACAGGCGTCTCGATCTTGGAGCGCGAACGGAAAGATTCGACAGCAGACATGATTCGACTTTCTAAATGTTTCTGTTTCACGGCGGCTTCATTGCCCACACGATGATCACGAACACCGCCGCGAAAATCACCACCGCCAACACAGCTTCGACGCGGACATCGGAATGAATACCCGGTACCATAAACAAGGCGATAATGACACCAATCGCAGCCACCACGAGCGCGAGGACAATGCGCAACAGAACCAGAATCCTATGGTGTTGGTGGAGCTGGATCGGGACAAGCAACCGAACGTTGCTGTACCATCTTATGAATATTCTCACTATTCGCAAGAACTTGTTTGATGATTAACTCTCTAGATGCTGCTGCACCGGTCAGCGCATAATATACAAAAATCAATAGAGCAAAGTTACATACAATCAGCGCCAAGGCAAGCGGTTGACTCCCTAAAGCGCTCACCACGCTTCGAGCTGTGCTGCCAACTTCCTCGCTTATGGGATTGATTTCCGCCTCCCCAAGGGTCAGTTCAGATCAGTACGCAAACAAAAGTCCGATCAGCATCCTGCACAACAGGATTCGCAGCCGGACCGGAGCGAATTTGGAGATAAAGCGCCGCTGCGGTCAGCGACTGATCGACGATGAAGCCACGCCCCGCGCCCATCGGGCGCAAAATCTCAACGCCGTTGCCGTCAAAGAGATTTTTGAACGAAATGTTGTCTTCTGATATCAGAAAACTGATGTTCGCCGGGGTCCAAGCGTCCGGCGACATCAACAGCGCAAGCGAACCAGTGGTCAGATTGACCGAGGAGGATACCGCCTGTCCCGCCAAGATCGTGGTCGTTAAAATGGTGGGAGCCGGCTTGGCCATCGCGTCACCCTATCAGGCATTCAGACAATCAAACAATGGCAATCCAGATAGTGGATTACGTTCAAGATTGCCTTGTTGCTCATTCCATCGCTTCCAACAGATCAACTTCGCACCCCATAACTCTGGGGGCGTTCTCGACTTTTCACGATTACACGTGGCACACACCCATCTGGTGTTGACACCGTAATACGGAGGTTGTCGTGTGTCACAAATATCGATCGTAATGTCCGATAGTCCATGCCCCATCTCCGAGAAACGCTCGTTGCAATAAGGGCAGCCGTTGACATAAGCGTGTTCAAGGTCATGCAGCATTTGGGAAATGTTCCAACCGAAGTCTTCTTCAAAATCTGCGCGCGTCTTTGCCAATCCGTCTCTTATGTATCGTTCGGCATGCCGTCGTATGGCGTCGACAACTTTAGCTCGCGCGCGATTGCTCTGCTTGTGTTTGTCGCGACGGGTCTGCTCGCAGCCGATGCAGACAGGCCGAAGATATTTGTGCCTGCTATATGCATTTGACAGGCCGGCCCCTCGGAAGAACACCTCATGATATTCGCCGCAGCAGCGCGAACAACGCATCTCTGCTTCCCCGTCACCCTATCAGACACTCGGCGTCAAACTTCACGGAAAGCAGCGGCGCAACGCCCACAGCCATCGTCAGTGCGACCAGACCATCGATGCGCCCGGATGACTTGCGCTTGCTCGGCTTACGATTTCCGGCATCATCCTTCACGATCACCGTGTTGGCGACGCACATCGTGAGGATCGGGTGATTGCCATGACGAAGCTTCCGATCCCGGATCAGCTGCTCGAGATCCCTTATCGCCGGGCTCATGCTGGCCATGCCTTG